GACCAGCGTAAGCTAATATTCTATATACTAATTCAGATTCTTCTGAAGGATGTAATTCAAAATCTACAGATATATTATCATTATATAGAGCTTTGTCATTTACAACAACATATCCCCAATTTACGTTTACTGGTTTTTTAAAATAAAAAATACTTGTTGGTATTACAGTATTACTATTATCACCGATTACAGTTATAGTATTACCTTTGACATTAGCAACAGGTCTTTTATCACTAGACGCCAATAAAAGTCCCGCTTGTTTTACTTGTTGAAAGTCGTTAGCATTTAATATTTCACATTTATTATTATCAAATTCCACACGAATAACTCTATGAATATAATCTGGTAAAGGCGTATTAGTAGTAGTAGCGTATGTAGCTATAGTAGTAGCGTCATCTTCAGCTTCAAAAAATTGCATTTTTTCCTCCAATATATCATCAACATCAGCATATACAGTATTATTACCTGGAACTCTCATAAATTGATTTAAATCGTAAAAATATTGTTCAAATATTTCTTGTTGCGCTTGATTAGCGAATAAGTTAAATTCTTGAGGCGTTATATAACCTCTTTGTTCTTTGTTAGCAAAAGCTAAAACTCTTTGATATACTGTATCTATACTTACTGCCATAGTTTTTTATTTTTTATAAGGAAAAACTTTATTTAACTTTTCTTTTCTTTTATTACAACCACAATCTTTTTTTTTACCAAATATTCCGTTTTTAGCTAAAACTTGTGTAAAAGATTTTATACCTGTTGCTTTTGTAAATTTTTCTATAGAGTCGCCTAATCCTTTTGATTTCATTTTATTTATTTTTGTAGTTACGATCGCCCCATAGGGCGACCGCTCTACAGTTAGATTATTTTAATCTTTTTTCAATGTTGGAATATATTTCCATTCCTTCATCGGTTTTAAACCAAGCAGCTAAAGCTGAATATGGATGCTCGTCAAAAGGAACGTTCATTAGTTTTCTATCGTTAGAACCCCACATGAATGTTCGTTGATTAGAGGATAATTTTAATATTCCCATTTCAGTTGCTTTAATACCAAAGTTTCTAAGTTGAACATCACCATCATTAGCTAAATCTAAGAATAACTTAGGATTTCTTTTAGCAAACACTAGTAAATCACGTTTAAGTTCTTTAGAGCTCATTTCAGATACTCTAGAACCCACTTCAACTCTCATTACAGCCTCAGCAACATCAATATCCATATTTCTTGCTGCGATTAATGCGTCTACTTCTAAATTAATATCTATTAATTCGTTTTTAGCTATAGCCTCAGGTTTATGTTCGTAAAACAAACCGTTTCTATGAGGATGATATAAGCTAAGAAATTTTTGAAGAACAGTTTTATTTCTTGGAACAAATAAAGTTCCTGATCTAAATATAATATGTTCTAATAGTTGATCACCTTTCATTTCATCTACAAAACATGTGTTCTGGTTTGAAGTATACTTTAATTCTCTTTCATAACCTTTTTCTTCATCAAACCAATAAAGCCCTGAAGCTTTTATTGAATAAGACAAAGGTTTTCTTTTACTTCTTAAATAGTAAACTCTATCTTTTATTTCCCATTTTTCTTTTTTTGGTTCTGGAGTTTCCATAACCGGTTTTTTAACTTTTGGTTGTTCTATAACTTGAGTAACTTCTTCAGTTACTATTTCTTTTTTTGTTTCTTGTTTTTTTGCCATAATATAATATATAATAAAATTAATAAAAAGAAAGGGTCGAGGCCGAAGCCCCGATCCTTAATATAATAAATGCTTACTTCAATAAGAAGAAGTTGTTAGCACCTTGAACCACTAAACATCTTTCAGATAAGTAGTGTACTTCCATTGCATCTAAATCAGATGTAGTTGCACCAACAGAACCAGTAACCCAAGTTTTCATTTTTCGGTTATCAGTTTGAGAAGCTCTATATCTAACATGTAAGAAAGGACGTTTCATATTCTTTCCTAATTGTTGGTCATAAACCGAAGATACACCAGCAGGGATTAAAGCGCCTCTAACACCGTAAACAGTATCTTTAGCGTTTATACCACCTCTACCATCTAATTGATTTAAGTATTTCCAGTCAGATTTATAGAAGTCATAAGAACCTCTTCTGAAACCAGAGAAACCTAAATTAAGTGCCATATCTTCAGAGTTATCAAATACTCCGTAAGAAGTACCACCAGCTCCGTAAGAATTCATAGAAGCCAACATGTCATCCATTGCAAGAGCAGTTGCTCTATTAACAAATATCATGTTTTCTTCAATTGCTCCTTGAGAATCTAATTCAGCTAACATACCATCAAACTCAGCTAAATCAGTAGCAGCGTTAACACCAGTAACACCTGTAGCGATATTACCTCTAGCTTCAATAGCAGCAAATAAACCTTCTGTACCAAAGTTAGTATGAGCCGCGCCAAGCACTGATCCATCTGCTGTAGACTGAGCACTATCACCTTTAATAGATTCAATCATAGCCATTTCACATTGATCAGCAAAACGTCTACGAGTATCACCTTCAGCTTTTAAATACCACATATAACCACCTGATCCGTCTTCACCAGAAACTTCAACCCAACCTATTGCAGAAGCATCAGATCCTGAAACATGATACTTGTCTTTTAAAATAATTGGTTTGTTAGTGTAAGATTTAAACTGTGGCTCATTAGCCGAAGCTCTACCACTTGTACCTTTTGAGTATTCAGAACCAATAACTAATATAGTTAAAGATTTGTCATCATTAGAACCAGTACCTACTGCAGCTACATCAAAAGCATGTTGTAACTCACCATCATTATCAGTAGCGTCATAAGGAACTACGTCAATTTGATCGTTAGTAACATCAGTTACGATAACTCTAGCTGTACCAGAAGCGTGAGCTAATAATAACATATCGTTTAATCTAACACCGTGATCTGTTACTGAAGCTATTGCCACATCATCAATTGTGTGATCGATTTCAATAACACCACCAGCAGGAGTACCCGAAGTATTTACTGTTGCAGTGTTGTTTACGATATGTCCTTTGTATGCTAAATGTAATCTACCTTGCTCTGACCAAACCACTTGGTCTGAAGTCATTGCTTCTTCTGCTCCAACTTGAGATAAAAAACCTGAGACAGTTCTGTTTCCAAAAACTTCAGCTTCTTTTTCCATTAAGTCAGGCAGATATTGTTGTTCCCAGCCAGTTGAACCGCCTGCGAAATCTATATAGTTTGAACTTAAAGTCATCTTTGTTGCAGGAAGTTGACTATTAGTTACACCTGTAATTGCCATTTTTTAATTTTTTTTAAATTATTATTTGTTTTTATTTTTAATTTTAAACTTAAAATCATTAGCATCATCGCCTACCACTCTGAACTTTAGACCTCCAGCTTCTATTTGTCCATGTTTTTGTCTTGGATTCATATCAACATTTTTGGCCTTAGCAACGCTATTTTTTATAGCATCTGCTTTTCCTTGTTCATAAAAATGCTTTGCAATAGCATCTGCATTCATAGCTGTATATAAAGATTTGTGGTAACCCGCAGCGTCATTCATAGTGTTATCTTTGTTTAAGAACTTCTTAATAAAATTATTTATGTCAGACTGAGTTTCCTTTACTTCATTAGCATTATTTATATTAAATCTAAATTTCTTATCACCCACATTGTATTCAAAACCTTTAAACTTATCGTTAAATAAATTATTAGTTTTCTGAGTGAAAGCATTTCTTTCTAATTCTGATGCTTTTTTTGTTGCTTCTGATTCTTTGTTATATCTATTAAAGAAATCTACAGCTTTTTGTTGCTCTGAGGTCAACTTTGACCCAGCTTTGATATCTTCATAGTATTTGGACTTTTGCCCGTCCAGATGGGCTTTAGCGCTGGCAACTTGCTCTTTTAGCGCTAATTTTTTTCTTCTTATATCTCTTTCATCATCTGATTCTTCATCATAAGAGAATTGATCTTCCATAAGGAAGTTAATTTCTTCTGCATTTAAATGAGGTTTTGTTTGTCTATAATATTCATATAATAAATCTTGATTATCCATATTAGTATAATCTTGATTTAATTTAACATAATCATTTAAATCACCACCAGTTTCTTCCATGAAATCAACTAACTTTTGTATACTTTCGGGTAAAGGTTTACCAGTAGCTTTTGATTCAGCTATAGCTTCTTCAATTTTTTCTTCTACTTCAGCAACTTCTTCAGAAACTTCTTCTAATGTTGGAGTTTCTTGTGTTTCTGCTTCCTGTTGTACTTCTTCTTGTTCTTGTGGGGCGTCGGCATCTTTAGACTCTGCAACCACTCCGTCGTTGTTAGTGTTATCTTCTTTAATTTCATTTTCTTCTGGTTTTGGGGGTTTACTTAAATCTACTTTAACAACGCTATCATCTCCGGCGCTTTTAAATTTAGATTCATCAACTTGAGGTGTTTCCTCTACAGTTGTTTGTTCTACCTGATCTTGTGTAGTTTCTTCAACTACGTTTTCATTTTTTTCTTCCATAATATAATATAATAATAATTAATAAATTTATCTAGGGCCAAATTCATCTAAACCAAATCCTCCTCCTAATATATCATTACCTGAAGATTCAAAGTTTTTAGGTGCTTTTTCGCCTTTTCTTTGTTCAATTAACTCACTTTGTTGAGTTGCTTGAATTCTTGTTCTTTCATCTTTACGATCTTCCTTCTCTTTTTCTCTATCTTTAACTCCTCCAACTTCTATATTTTTAAGCTGCATATTCATTTCAAACTCCATTTGCATTAACTCTTTTTTATGTTGAACCTCTTGAGCCATTTTTTGAGATTCTAATTGAGCTTTTAATTGTTCTAATTGAACTTTACTATCGTTTAATGCTTGATTTTTTTGCATTTCAGCTTGTGCAGCGGCTTGAGCAGATTGCTGGTTTAACTGAGCCTGCTGTTGCATATTTTGCTGTTGAACAGTTTGGTCTCGGTCTAATTTTTTCTGTCTACGTATTTTTAATAATTGATTAGCTAACTTAATATTTTTTATTTCTCTAATGTCAATAGCGTCAGCTAATTCAATTATTTGCTGTTGAATAGCCATTTGTACGTTATTTTCTAACATTGCTTTTTCTTCTTCGTCTGGCTGTAATTCAATAAATATACCAAAGTCATATAAATATAATTTTGATATTTCTTCTAAAGTTGCTACGTTATGAGCCCCAATAGCTTGTATAAAAGCATCTTTTGTAGGTGAGTACTCTATAATATCAGATACTCTAAGCGATAAACACTCTGCTGTTTCTGCAGTTAAAAATAAACCAGCATTTAATATATGTCGAGTTGCTGTGTTACTATTTGCCGCGGCTAATTTTTGAACACCAACTAAAGCATTTTTGTCTGGTAAACTACCGTCTCTAGCTTCATTTAATCCAGTTACATCTCTTATCATTTGTAAATAATAATTATAAGTTTGAATTAAACTCTGCATTTTAGCACCGCCATTGCTAGATTGTATTTCTTGGATTGGTATTTTACCTGGATTCATATCACCATCAGAAGTAAAACTTCTTCCAATAACACTACCAGTTTGAAAGAACATATTTAAAGCTTCTTGTGGATTGTAATTCGTTCCATTACCTAAATCTATTTCAGCCAAACCATCTGCATCTAAATAAACTCCATCTGGAACTAATCTAGACATTACTTGTTGTAATTTCAAGTGTGTTAATTGAATCATATCTGCAAAACCAGTTATACGTTTTACTAATGAATCAATTTTACCATTATACATACGAGGCGCTACAATAGCGTAGTTCATTTTAACTTTTGTAAAATCACTTTTAGGGCGCATCATGTTTTTTGACATTTCCCATTTAAGTAATCTATCTGTACCAAGAATTACAGCACCATCATATAAACACTCTATAGATCTAAGCAATCTAGAGTATCCACCTTCTTTATCGCTTGGAGGATTAAAACTATCATCTTTAGGTATAATTTTATTAGCACCTGTTGCTGTTTCTTTTATTTTATACACTTCGTTCATGTATGTTTTATAATTAAAATACAAAACTTGAATAGTGTTATTGTCTTCTTTATCTATAGAATATCTGCTGTTATAATTATTTCTATTATAACTTTTATTTTTCATTATATCTTCAAGATCAGATTCTGTCAAATGAGGAAATTGTTTAGCTAGTTCGTTTACTGGAATTGCTTTAACTTCACCAACATAATATATATCTTCAAAATAAGGAGAATCTGTGTAAGAATAAACAAGGTTAGCTGGATCAACATAATCTATAGTAACACCTTCAGAAGTATTAAAACAAGTTTTAACAGCACCAATACCTAATACTGTTAAGTCTTGATAAAATCTTTTTTTTATTAATTCGTAGTTATTGCCCTCAAATAAAACATTTAAAGCTTGTTCTTCAGCTATCTCTATTGATTGCTTATAACTTAACTGCATATGAAGTTGAAGTTCTTCTGTTGAAGCTGGTATTTCTCCTTCAGTTTCTCTTGTGTTAATACCATAATCATTTTGAAACTCAGCATCAATAGTTTGCATTTCCATATCACTTAACATAGACTCCATATAGTCTGTTCTTTCTTTTACACCATAAGGATCTTGAGAATAAGCTTTTATATCGTAAGTTCTTTGAGCAATTCCATTTACTACTATATCTACAAATTTAGATATAATTGGAACTGGTTTCCAATCTAAGTTAAGATAGGACAAATCACCATTTATAGATAACTCATCTTTGTATTTTTGAATAGATTGCTCACCTCTAGCGTACAATCTTAAATTGTGAAAATTATTGTAATTAGACTTATAACGATTAACACTTTTATCGTTGTTAAACCATTCTGTCTCTATAGCTTTTGCTACTTTTAAACCATAGTCATAACTTAACTTTTCAGCATCGCTTACTGTTTGACTCGGAAAATAACTTTTAATGCCAGACTCTGCCATATTTATTATTTGATTATTTGTGAATTAGTTCCAGTATTTCTATACCTAGAAATATTTATATTTAGTTTAGGTTTTTCAACCTTAGCGTTTGGTGTATATAAGTGTCTATTGTTTGCCATAATAGCTAAACCAGAACTTATAGACGCATCATGTTTTGTTCTTTTGTTTATATCAAACTTGCTCCAATCATTTAGTAATTCATTAAAATATAAACTACCAAATGTTCCATCTTTTTTCATACCAACGTGATCTTGGATATACATTTCAATCGCTGCTGCATGAGCTTGTTTTATATCTTCACTAGAGTTTGGTATTCCACCAACTTCTTTTTCAGCTGTAGATAATTTATTCCAAACTTTATCAGGTCTATTCATACTAAACCCTCTATAACCTCTACGTCTTAAATAATATAAAAGTCGAGGTTTATTATTCTCTGCGAGTATTGGCATACCATAAAATACTAATGCCATTAACACATCTTCAAAAAATATTTCAGCCGTAGGTGGTCTTGATAAGTATTCTAAAAAAAAGCTATTCGCAGGAGCGTCCTCCATACTAAACCTGGTTAAGCCGTGCAAAGCTCCTTTAGATCCTTCTCCATCTACGGTTCCTGATATATCATAAGAGTC